GCAGGTACAAATTTAGAAACTGCCCTTTGCTTAGTCTCGTCAAAGTATACTTTTTTAAAGGTGGAACCAGTTAAGGGTAAATAAAATAACATTTGATCAGTGTCAGGATCATACTCTTCCATGATCTCTGTAATTTGGTAATTCATAAAATCTTCAACACGCTGGGCTTGTGCTTCAGTTTCCTTGGTCGGTGTTCCAAGAACCTGGGCTTTTACAGGTCCACCACTTGGTAACATTTCCTTATATGATTGTGATTGAAATTGTGTGACCGCTTCAGATAGTAAGGGGTGCGTTACACCACTGGCCCCCAAAAAAGGTTCACTTCGATCCTCATAGTTTATTCCTAGTAACCCTAGACCCTTGGCAATGGCTTCTTCCCAATCTTCTCTTGATTCCAAATCCTCACGGAACTTGGCTCTAATGTCTGATGAAAGATCTCCCAGAACTGAATCGTCAAGAACCTCTGAAAGATTGGCTGCATGATCATATTCTTCTGCTTCAACTTCAACATCTTCTCCATCAGATAACTCAATGCCTTCTGGTAATAATTCTTGAGTGTCTTCTAATTCAATATCAAGACTATCTTCTTCAGGCATCATTTGACCACCCGCCCCCATTGAGCCTTCTACCATACCTGCTATTTGTCTAGGTTCTATCGCCATTATGTAATCCTTGTTTTTTTACTTTTTGTAGGAAGCATACGATCCGAAAATCGATTGGTAACGCTTTTACCCTTAATTTTTTTTATGGGTTTTTTCTTAGCCATTATTTTTTTCTTTTAATAACTTCAGTTTTAAACTCTACCTTTGAATCTTTTCCTCTTTTACCATCATCTTTACGAAGTCCAGATCCCTCTCTCATATAAAGTTTTTTTGAAGTTTTTAAGTTTTTTGGTCTACTTTTTGGAATAGGAGGTCTACTCTTTGGAACAGGGACAGATACTTTTTTATCTACTTTTTTATCTTTTGGTTTGTTACCCCCCACTAAAGTTAATGCCAAGGCACCTGTTCCAGTTTTCACGGTACCCCTAATTCCTTTGCCTATACTAGTGGATCTATTGCTAATACCCGACAACCCCGGTTTATTAGTTTTTTTATCTTTTGTTAATCTATATTCTTTACCTCTTTTTGGCTGAAGCCTTGCTTTCTTCACAGTAGATATAGCTATATCTTTTGTTGTTTTACCTGTTTTTTTAAGTAGCTCTTTAGCTGTTTTTATTACTTTAGGAAGAATTTTTGAACCAGCTTTAATAGCTACTCCTCCAACAGGAAGAAGCGTACTTCCGGCAGTAACAACATCACTTGCTTTAATTCTTCTTGGGTTTTTTCTATTTTTTTCTTCTATAGCTTGGTTTACATCGGTTTTGGTACCACCTAAACCTTTTGTTTCATTTTGTTTTTTAACAGCTGCTTTAAATTTTTTGTCTTTTTCGCTCATTTTATTCTCCTAGTAGTATTCTCTTGCCCTACGAGGATACCAATCTTCTGGAATTTCCTCACCTTTTAAATCTATAAACCCACCTTGCCTAAAACGCATAACTGCCATTGTCATACTATCACAATAGTCATCATGATCGCCAAAAGGAAAAGATGCAACTTCTTCTATAACATCTTCTGCAAATTTTTCTCCTTCAGGATACCATACTTTTCCCGACTCGAAAATAGGGGACACCATATGCATCCTCATTGTCTTATCTATACCACCTCCACCCTTTCGTCTACCAGGACTAAACGTAGTAACGGGTAGATTTATTTTTCTGAGTTCATCAGCAAGTGGTTGTCCAGAAGCTTTCGCCTCAATTAAAATCATATCGGGTTCCCAGTATTCATTTTGCTCCACAGCGATTTCTTTTAGCTCTGGAAAATTCCAACGACCCTTTGTAGCGTTTAACATTATTATATGCTGGTCGCCATCTTCTCTTGGCTCAAATACACCCCACGTTGTTATAGCGGAATAATCAGCCGATTCTTTTTTACTGTAAGCCGTATCATAAGATTGTATTATATAGTCCAATCTCGGAATTTTTTCATGCTCCCACGTTTGCCACCAGTCCCTCTTTATCATCGCAACAGCTTCTGACGTAGGATTTTGTTGCCACTGTGCATTCCACTTGACCGGGGACAGTGATGCCTTGACCTTTAATAATTCGTCCACGTCCCAAAACTCGGGCCATAAAGCTTTATCATTTGGAAGTATCGCTGGAAATTCAATTACCTCCCATTGATCTGCCATACTGTCCATTGCCATATTTTGAACTAGGCGACCCGTCAAATCTTTTTTAGACCATCTCGTCTGCACAATTATTATGGTACCCCCCGGTTGTAATCTCTGGCGGGGGCCAGAAGTGTACCACTCATATGTGTTATCATAAGCAACCGTGGACAATGCATCTTGTTCCGAGTGCGGATCATCGATGATCAACAAATCGGCACCACGACCAGTCATTGCAGCACCCACCCCGGCTGCAAAATATTCCCCACCAGCACTAGTCTCCCAACGACCTGCAGCTTGGCTATCCGGTTTCAAGTCCGTTTTGGGGAAGATCTCAGCATATATGGGATCGGCAATGAGATCTCGGACCTTCCTACCAAATCTTACAGCAAGTTCCGTGTTCATGGTAGCCTGTATTATTTTTAATTTTGGATTACGTCCCAGGAACCATGAAGGCATTAAATAGGAAGCTAATTCTGATTTTGAATGTCTGGGGGGCATGTTGATTATCAAACGCTTCAAGTTACCCGAAGCAATGTCCTCGAGCTTTTCAGCAATGACCCTATGATGGGTACCCTCTATAAATCCATCATACACATGCTTGGCGTAGTCTAGAAATTTAGATTGGGCTGACTCACGGGTTTCAAGTTTCCTCTGCTGTTGCTCTAGTAACAGGACTTCTTGTAACACCTCTTTGGGCAAAGCTTCATAATTCATTCCGGAATGATAATACATTTGAATGAAAAAATCAATGCTACAACTCATCCCTATTCTTCCGGGCCTCCTCCGTCAAATATTGGGGGTGGGGGGTCAAAAGAAAATGAAACCTATTTTTGGAATTCTATCAGTTACCCCTTTTCCCTTAACCAAGGGCTTTTTGTTCATGGCTCAAGCTTCATTGATGCAATGACAATTTTTCTTGCTTGTTCAATGCAATCTTTTAATGGTGCGATTATCAATGGTTCGGGTTTTGGGGTGCTTGTTGCTTGGCTCATGGCTATTAAATAAGCATCAAACAAAACTAGATCATTGGTCAAGGGTGCATTTTGCAGGATAAAAGAAACACCATTAAATCTATTATAGTTTATATGCCAAGCAATTTGCGACTTCTCAAGCTTAAATGATATATTATCTTTTATTGTCTTATTTCTTTTTATACTTGTTTTAAGCTCAATTAATAACGGGATAGTTTTATATAATAAATACAAATCTGGAAAGCCAGAAAAGTTTAAACCATTCTCAATATTTTGAACAAAGCAATCTTTTGGCAAGTTTTGCTTTATGTATTTAGAAAAGTTTTTTTCTAACATTTAAATTAATTCCAAGAAAAATGCCCCGTCAATTTTATTATATATAGAAGATAGTTTAATAAATAAAGTTTAATTTAATTCCAAGAAAAATGCCCTGCCAATCTTACTATATATAGAAGATAAATTAATAGAGGAAATAAACAAAATGCTTAGATGTACAAAATGTAAAGAATTAACACTAGAAGAAGAATTATATTATAATAATGAAATTGAAAAGTTTCCTTTTCAATTCGATCAAGTTCAATTTGAATTTAATAACGATTTCGAGTTTTTATGTGTCGAATGCTACGAAGAAGAAATTAGAAGTGATTATTCAAAAAACATTGAATAAAAGCTATAGTACAAGCCAAAAACGTCAAAACAAAGTTTTATGATAGATCATAGCTTAAATTGTTAATCTCTTCATATAGGGCTTTATGGGCTTTTATAAGTAGTATTAATTATTATGGGAAATTATAAGATTAAATTAGGTGATATAAGAAAAGCATGATATCAATAGTTAACTTTTTAAGAAATAAAAAAATTTAGGGGAATAATACTAATGACTTATAAAAAATATAACGTAACTAAAAAAGATCATTACCAAGAAATTACAAATGCTTTTATTGAATTGTTAGAAACTGAAAAAGGAAATTTTATTAAAACGTGGCAAGCTAACAGTTTAAACGGGCATTATAACTATATTACTAAAAAGGAATATAGAGGAACCAATGTTTTTTCAACGGCTATGAGTACCTTTAAAAACGGCTTTAAATCTAATGAATGGGCAACTTTTAAACAATGGCAATCTAAAGGTTTTAAAGTTGATAAAGGTTCAAAAGCAACTTATATAATATTCTTTAGTAAAGTTGAAATAGAAGATAAAAAAGAAAAAGATAAAAAGTTTATTCCAATTCTTAAAGGTTATCCAATTTTTAATGCAGATCAAACCAATTATAAAGGTACTGAAGAATATTTAAATAACGTGGGGCAACTTGTAAAAGATTTAGAATTTAACGAATTCTCAAATATAAGAATAGATCATTTAATTGATCATACAAAAGTAACTATTAAACATGGTGGAAATTCGGCTTTTTATAGTACTAATTTAGATTTTATTCAAATGCCTAATAAATCAAGCTTTAAAGAGATAGAAAATATTTCTAAAGAAGTGGGTTATTATTCAACTCTATTACATGAGTTAAGCCATTGGTCGGGTAATGAAAAAAGATTAGATAGAAAAATTCAAAATAAATTCGGTTCTAATGCATATGCTTTTGAGGAACTAGTCGCAGAAATATCAAGTGGCTTTTTATGTACTATATTAGAACTTGTTAAACTTCCCACCCCAAACCATGCAAAATATATTAATAATTGGTTGGAGGTTTTAAAGAGTGATAAAAAAGCAATAGTAAAAGCTTTTTCTTTAGCTCAAAAAGCAAGTGATTTTATTTTAGATCATGAAGAAATAAGAGGTATAAAAGAAGTAGCTTAATTTAATACCCCTTTTAAGCCCCTATAATGGGGGCTTAATGGGGGCTTTAAAAAAGCTCATAAGAAACTATAACAATTTTAATTAAGGGGTAACACAATGTTAAAATTTTTAATATTATATTCAAAAGGTTTAATCATCTTAGGATATACAATTGCAGGGCTTTTTATAATTGACCTTGCAGAAACTAAAATAATTGATATGGATTTTATTGATTGGCTTATTTGCTCTATTGGTTCAATATTTATCTTTTTTTCTATATTTTTATTATATGTTTTTAGTTCGATTAAAAGGGGGGTTTAAAATGCAAGTATTAAGATTAGATGAGCAATTAAAAAAATCTAAAGAGAAAAATCAAGAAATAAAATATAAATTTGATGATGCAATAGAAATAATAAAAGATTTTTATATGTTTATGTATGAAGACGAAAACCATTATTTTTTTAAACATCAATTAACAAAAGAATATATAAAAATTCAAAAAGATATCGGAAGTAATTTATTTGTTTGAGTATATGGGATTTTATATTATACTTTGTTTAATACTCTTTTTTAAGCCCTTTAATTGGGGCTTAAATGAAAGTACTAAATAAGACAACTAAAGGGGGTTAATATGTTAATAGAAAAACTAAATTATCATGAAAGTAATTTAAATGGGAAATTATACAAATTTAAAGCAATTGGAACAAATACAACTAAAAATAAGTTTTGTCATGATCGATATATAATAGCATTAGAAAAAAATAGAATTGCTCAAATGATTGTCGATATATGTGGGGTTTGTTATTCTCAAAAAACTTTAAAAGGGTTTAGAAAAAATAATCAAAAAGCATTAGACAAAAATGAAATATTTGCAGAAAAGTTATTAAGTGAAACTGATTTAAAACAAATATTTATAATCCAATCGTTTTATAGATTTGATCATCACGGGGAATTACTAACTGAAAAATGCAATGATAAAGGGGAAGTAATAAAAATATTTCCTAAATTTAACATGATAGAGAATTTTTGTAGAATTGCAGAATATAACCCTCATTGTAGTTTCGCTTTATGGACAAAAAGAAAAGATATAATTTCTAAGTTTTTTAAGAATAGAGTTAAACCAAAAAATTTTATTATTGTTTATTCTAGTTTAACTGTAGATAAGGTTATTTATAAAGTACCTAAATATTTTGATAAGGTATTTAATAACGTGAATAAAGACTATTTAAAAGAAGAACAAAATTGCACGGGTCAAAAATGTATTGAGTGTTTAAGATGCTATAAACATTCTAATAAGCAAGAAGATAATATAATAATAGAAAAAGTGAAATAAAGGGGGCTAAAAATGATTAAGAATTATTTAATTAATAAAGTTAAAAAAGAATATGCATTTATTAAAATGGATTGCTTAGAACAATTTATAAATGAAATTGATTTAAAACATTTTTCAATAATGGAATTACTAACAATCTATAATAAATTACATGGGGAACAAAGTTTAGATAAATTAAATAAAACTTTTGGAAAATTAAAAATTCCGAATGAATTATTTGATTTTAAGACTGAGTATAAAAAAGAATTTAAACTAACTACAAAAGAAGTAAAAGAAATTGTTAAGGGGGCTTAAAACAATGAAAATAGCTTTATACAAAGAACAATCAATATTTAACCATATTGATTTAAAAATGTTAAAAATAGCTTTAGAAAATTCTATAATGGCACAAAGAGAAAAACTTTTTTTTAATGTTTATTATGAAAACACACTTTTAGAAAAGCTAAATAATTTTGAAGCATTTAAAGAAGCTGAAAAGCAAATTGACGAAGACCCATTTATTATTAAGGGGGCTTAAAATGACTAAAAAACAAATAGCAGAATGTATTATAATATTTTTATTAGGTTTATTTTTTACAATTGGTTTTATTAATCCAGTATCTAAAAAATATACATTTTGGAATTTAATTTATATTACAAAAGATATTTATAAATAATATTTTATTTTCTTTTACTTATGGGATTTTCTGTTAATATAAATTAAATAAATAAAAAGGGGTTTTAAATGATACCGATTAAAAAACAAAAAAATGGCTTTTATAGTTTTGGTAAATATAAAGATTTAACACATTCCGAAGCTACCGAAAAAGCCCGAAAATACCGAATAGTTGCTAAACAAGTAAGACCGAATGAAACAGTTAGAACTTATTAATTTAGGAGAATAAAGTAATGATAAAATTATCAGATAAGTTTCAAGAAGTTGAAATATTTATTGGAGAAAATCTATCTAAGAAATCTAATACCGAAATATTAAAGCAAATAGAAAAAAAGTTTAAGTTTAATATTTTTGTAGATCATGCAAAAGATTTGCTTGAAGAATTTAAAGAAGATATCCGATTAGACCGAAACTCATTATATAAGGTTGACTAGATCAGATGATTAATGTTAAATCAATAATGCAGGATATGGCTAATTCAGGAGCTTATATTTTTGCCCAAGTCGGAAATGATATTTTCCTCCCCCTTATCATTTCCGACAACTTTATAGTCGCCATCAATAAAAGCAGATGGATGTTTTTTCCGAATCTCCGAAAGTCTAGCTATTATTTCTTCTCGGCTAAGACTATCAAGTTGATGAATTACTGTGTTTTGCCTATTGTCAGTTGTAAGACCACCCAAAGCACTTCTTATTTTTTCCGAATTAATCGCAGAGCTAAATTGTCCGACTTCTTCAGCACCCCGACTCAAATCCGAAAGTCTTTTAAGTTGCCCCATAAGAGTGACACCATATTTCTTTTCTCTAATTTCACGGAGTTCTTTAAGATGTTCAGTAACAAGAGGGAAATCTCGACCATTAAGAAGAAGACTAGCATGTTTATTTGCTTGCCCATGAGAATAGCCCGATTGTCTCGCACATTCCGAATTGGAATAAATTCCCTCCATAATGAGTTCACAAAACTTCTTTTGTCTATTTGTCAGAAACTTTTCTTTTGGCATAATAAGTTTACTATAGTGTTTCTACCATATTATTTCAACTTAAAAACAAAAAGAAATGGCTTTGAACAGACTCGTAAGTGTAGAAAGTGTACCATAAGTGTAGAAAACAACTCTATACCTCATAAGGGTTTAAACCCCTTTTCTACACTTTCTACACTTTCTACACCTATATTTGAAAAAAAAATAATTTTAAAAAAATATGGTGGGAACACTATAGTAAAATCTTTTTTGTTGACAATGTATGGGATTAAATTATAAATAATAGGACAAGGGAGGATAATTGTATGAAACAGAAAGAACTACCAATGTACCATGAACCATGTTTCGAGGACATTATAACAAAGAGAACCATTCAATGTTTAAATGAGGGTTATTTCACTAATTGGAATAGTGCTTATTTAGCAATGACTGAATTCTTACAATTTGAAATAAAAACTGAAAGAGAGAAAAAAAATGCAGAACTTTGAAAATCCAATAGACGAGTTAAGAGAAAACTTAATCAAAGCTTTCAAGCCATTTGAAAATTATAGAAAGAAAATGGAAGAGCATTATGAAGAGTTTGGAAGAGCATCTGAAAGACCCCCTTTTGGCGAAGCAGTTTTAGAGATTGAGGGTTTAGTAAACGAAGAAGTCTCAAAGTTGGTTAAGAATAAAGAGCTTGAGTTAGCTCATAAATTAAGAATGTGTATGAAGACTTTGAAAGTTGGTTATTAATATGGATGCTTTATGTAAATTGCATAATATTTATGTTCAATGGGGGTATGCCAATGGCATATCTCCTTTACCTAGTGCTGACGATTTGAGATTTGATTACATTAGTGAGAAGAGAAACAAAGGTCACAAGACTAGATTAACTTCCGATCAATTTGGTTGGTTACTTAGATTCGGTAGAATTTGGGATATTGCTGAAGATCATGAAACTGATAAAGGAAGAACGGATGAAGAAAACATTAGAGATTTATGGGATGATTATCTTATTACAGATAAGAGATCATTCAATGAATATTTTTCTGAAGAACACGGAATTACTTGTGAAGATTCTATTACGTTTAATCAAATGAAAAATTTATGTGAAAAACTTATTGGAGAAAAATAATGAATATAACATTAAAAGAACTACATAATGTAATCGATCATTTAAAACAAAATGATGAGTGGAAAAGTGATATGCAATCAGAATCAGAATATCATGGTGTTCTTATGGGTTTAAATATGATTGTTTCCCACTTTGATAAATTAAAAGTAATGCAAATATTGTATCAGCAGACATTTAAAGTTGATGTAGCAGACACATATAATCAAGAGCATCACAAGTGGGAAGAGAATTATTACACTAATCCCAAGGTCACACATCCGAGTATCAAGATTGATGTACCAATACCCAAAGAATGGGTTTCATCATCTTACTCGAATGATCTTTGTCCAAGTTTTACACATAAAGTCTATCAGATTTTTGTAATGGATGAGCAAACAAGAATAGATGAAGAGTCTTCACATAAATATTCAGTCATGCTCCAAGATGACTATGGTGGAGGTTATGATTCATTAATAACAAGTAATGATTGGTTTGAAGTAATTGAATTTGTAAATAACAATGGGGAGAAAACTAATGCAGATAACTAAAATAGAACTAAAGAATATTTCACACTATGCAAGAGGTTCAGAAGAAACACCTTGCTATAATGCAACAGTCTTTATCAATGGCAGGAAAGCTATTGAGGTTTCAAATGACGGAAGAGGTGGTATGGATTTTCAACATCAATATTCAAACAAAGATAAAGCTATTGTTCGACAAGTCAATGAGTGGTGTATCAAAACTTTTGGCACACGAGAAATAGAGTATACGGGTGACGGAGAAAAAAAATCATTTACAGTTGATCACGACTTAGAAGATTTCTGTCATAAGAAATTATATGAATGGTTGGATGCTAAAGAGTTGAAGAAAGATTTAAACAAAAAGTTTTTGTTTCTTGATGATAAGGAATCAAAAGAACTTAGGGC